GCGACGGACGCCAGACTCAGACGTGTGCCTGTCTAGCGGCTCTTCCCAGCGTTCCCTCGTCGTCACGTCATAGATGCTGACCACGTAGATGTTGGCGATCTGGGCGCGCTCGTTCGCCACTTCAGACGTGTATGCGCGGGACTTGAACACGCTGATGATCTGCTCGTGCCCAAAGTCCGTGAGCAGCAGGTAGCTACCCAAGTGCTTGGTGTACCCGGACTCTGCCACCACTCCGGGGATGTTGTGCGTCATGAGGCTGTCGAACTGCGTGAGCTGACCAAACCCCTTGCGCACCTCCCATGCGCCGTGGCGCCGAAGCATGTTTAGCGCGAAGCTACCCTTGGACGGACGGTCGTATTTGATGCCCCCTCGGAGGATCTCAACTTCGTCATACCGGACAGCCATCTCACATCCACCTCACGTCAACGACGCTTTCCGTGACACCGCCGGAGCGAGACTCAAGATATGCGCGCAACTGCTCTACCCGCCTGGACAACTGCGTCTTCAGCTCAGGGTTCGCAGCAGCGTCAACAATGGCGTACTGCAAACACGCCAGCATCGCGATGATGTCATGAAAGCGCGTCAGGTCGTCGATGTACACCGCGCCCAGGCCCGCCCACGTCACAGCTGGCTCAGGGATGTAGTCGATCCTGATGCTCATCGTGACCTCAGCCGGGAACAACAACTCGGCGCCTCGCAGCGTGTAGCTGGCCCTGCCGCTATATGTGCTGCTCGCCGATACCGACGGCTCAAGTGTGCCGAGGACGTTGTCAGGAAGCGCAGCGCTCTCGATCTGGTAGATATTAATGAGTTGGTAGAGCCTGTTGGTTGCTGCGGCCCCAAGAATCGCAGGCACCGAGGTGCTCAGGTCCAGCGTCCTCGCGCTGGCGATCGAGTACACCTGGCTGCGCGAGTACACAAAGGGGTCTATCTCGGTGACGATTGCGCGGAAGTCGTCATATGCCCGCGCCAGCCAGAGCTCAACCTGGGCGTCGTTCACAAACGTCTTGTCGGGCTCGTCCATGTAAACCCGAAACGCTGCAGCGACTTCGTTCACCAACATCAGCTACCGCCCTCAAGACTTGAGATGGGACTCGCCATGCCTGGCAGGTTCTGGCCCTCTGTCGGGAACGGCACCTGGGCAAGAGTCTCCTGCGGGGGAGCGGGCTCTGCCACTGGCATCATCTGTGGCGCAGTCTGCTTGGGCGCCTGGTGCGGGGACACTGTCTTGGTGTTGGTGGCGTGCTGCCACTCCTGCTCGCCAACACCAAAGAAGGTGAAGTCTTTGATCACCTGGGCAATGTAGTCCTGAATCTCAGGCGCCAGGTCGTAATACTCCGGCGACTGCACGTACTCCGTGAAGACAACCGAGAACGCCTCGAGGTCGTCCGTCGGCAAGATCTCAATCTTGTTGCCAAGGATGATCGCCTGCAGCATGTCCTTGGCGTGACTGATGGCCACAAACTTGTCGGTCAGGTGCTTGTTAAAGGTGCGGAAGTTAACCGCGTCCTTCGCCTCTTCCGGCGTCATCAGGCCGAGTTGCGTCATCTCCAGCACACGAGACTCACGGTTAGCCGCGTCGACCCGGAACAGCGTGTTTGCGTCGATGTAGATCTCAGGGTTGTCGACGATGTCTTCGCTGGAGATGGCCCGCCACGCGGGCACGCCAGCATTGTCGAGCATCTTGACCATACGGCTTTCGGTGTAGTGACGCTTCATCAACATCAACACCGTCAACATCGTGTCTTCTACGGCCGCGATGACCTCATGCTGAGTCGCCAGCAACTGGGCCGAGTCCTGCTGCGTAAGGGTCCTGGCATGCACACCACTCTTCACGCCAGCCTCTCTGCGCCCCAGCGTGATGCCGTGCGCACCAGCAACGTCGCTCATCTCCTCACGCAAAAGGGCTGGCTCTCGCAGCACGTGGGACGGCAGCTGCTGCGGGTTTGCAGGCGAGGGGATGCCACCACCAGGCGTGTACCGGACGATGCCGCCCGGCTTGTTCATGATGGTCCCCTTGCGCACGTCGGCTGTTCTAGGGATTAGCCACGGCGGGTTGCCCATCAGGCGGACGTTCGCGTGAATCTGTGTGCGCGTGCGGTTGTAGAGTTGCTGCAGGTCAGCGATCTGAACCATCGGCCCCTGGCCCCAAAGGTCTCCCTCGATGACGTGATAGCGCACCAGTCGCACAGGGAACGTGTCCCGGACGTCTTCGCTGAACTCGGTCTCGAGGTAGAGGTCGCCGCTGATGATAGCGTGGCGCCCGTCTCTCCAATAAACCTCGAACACCTCAACACGACCCTGCGGGACGTACACCTGGAACGGGTAGCGCTGCTCGTCCCCATCGGACGATAGACCCTCAATCTCCTCAGACTTGCTAGGATAGGTGTCCTTGAGCTCGCTCTTGGTGGCGTAACTGCGTATGGCAACCCAGCGAGCATCCCTCGGGTCATGAACACCCGGCTCGAAGAACATGTTCAGCGGGCTGACAACGTCGCACTTCACGCGGCCCATCACCTTCTTTCCGCCAACAACCTTATCGGGCTTTGGCCCGTCGAGGTCGTCATCGCCAGGCATGGAGTTAGCCGCAGCGGTCACCTCATATCCGGGCTCGTAATACGTGTGCAGCCCGCAGTTGCCTGTCTGGGCCATCCACCGTATTGCCTCCTGCCACTTCCTGGACTGCTTGTCCGAAAGCCAGAAGTACCTGAGCGCCATCTCGGAGGCCGTGGCCTTAGTGATGTCATCAACCGTGTCGCTGGCAGGGATAACGACCGGGGTTGGTGGGTTGAGGGTGAGCCTGGAGATTATGCTGCGCTCGATGTTCATCATCTGGTTGACGGTGACGCGAACCTCGCCTGGCGCCCGGTTGATCCTGGCGTAGTCTTCCTTTCGCTTATCCCAGAACAACCACTGCTCGCCACGCAGCATCTTAATGGCCACAGACCACTCTCTGTCCTCGCGCGTGCGCTCACTCTTCGAGCGCGATATGCGAGACTGCATGTCGGTGGGGAACCGGGCCACTACTTTAACCCACCCCGAAGATGCATCTCCCGAAGCGCCCGATTGCGCTCTTCAGGGGACATATTCATGAGGGTGCGCGCAGTTGGGTCTCCAACGGTCGCCGCATACGCGCCTGGGAGGGAGGACGCGATTTTAGCGCCACCCAGTGCCGCCCCACTCGCATCCCCCTGTGCAATGGCGTCTACGCCAGCGCCAATCGCACTGCCGACACCCATGCCCGCGCCAACGCCGCTAAGCGCACCACCAACCCCACCGGCAGTACCTGCAGCCACCGCTGCTGGCGTTGCCAAGTACCCAAGGCCGCCGGTCACGCCCCCAGCAACACCGAGCCCGACAGGCAAGAGAACCTTGGTCAGGAAGTCATCCCACCCAAAGGCGTTCTCCGCGTCCCGACGGCGCTGCCCTGCAAGGCGAGCCTGAGCAGCCTCCTTGCGCTGTCGGTCTTCCGGCGATGACTCGCCCCAGCCCGTGCCACCTGCTCCACCTCCACCCCAGTCAGCCATCTGTGTACTCCTCTCTGATGGAATCTAGCAGCCCTATCTCGCGTGACTCATCTTGCCTCATCGACCTCTCCCTGTCGATGAGGAGCCACATGAAGTAGCCGCACTCGACGAGCACCACGGAAGCGACAAAGTAGAAGAGGTCTTGCATATATAAGAAGAGGTGCAGCGCCAAGGGGAGTCGACGCTGCACCTCTAAACCTTGCCGGGGGCTAGGTAGGCGTAATGCCAGTCAGGATGACCTGAGCGTTAGGCCGCTTGCAGCAGATGTTGTACCGGTGCTTCCAGAAGCCCTCGTAGGCGTCCTCGCCAGCCACGCGGAAGAGCACGTTGCCGTCCTCATCAGCGAACTGCCCGGTAGCAAGCTCAGCCAAGAGCCAGTCCTTGCTGTGCAGAAGTCCGATGGTCGAGACCGGGAACTGCCGGTCGTACTGGAACTTCACACCGCCGTAGGCCAGGTTCTGCTGGTTGTCCATCAGCTTGCCACCGGTGCCGTCGACCGAGACGTTGGAGTAGCCTCCACTCGCGCCGGTCGCGCCAAGAACACCCGTCAACTGCACCGTGTAGCGATGGCGCATGAGAGCGTTCATCACCATCACGTCCGCATCGACCCCCGCGTCCTGCATCATGATGTCCATCATGTACTGCAAGCGCTCGAGGCTCAGGTCCGCACCAGCGTTGGTGCGGTCTCCGTTGCCCACGTCGTGCGTGACGATAGTGCTCTGGAGGATGGACGCTGCACCACCAGTCGCCGTCGTCCGGTCGTTACCGAAGTGCGTCTGACTGGCGAGGTTCTCGAAGAGGCCACGTGGCTGGTTAGCGATGATGTTCTGACCACCAATGTTCGTCAGACCATTCCAAACACGAGAGTCCTGACCAAACTGAGCGCCCGCGCTGTCCGTCGGGAAGTTGCCGCCGACAGCGGCGCTCTCCGCGATGACCAACGCGATGGCGCACTGGCCGCCCACGCCAGAAAGATCCAGCGTGGCGGTCCCGCCGAGGTCGTCCTTACCGAACGAGAGGCCGATGGTGGGGTTGGTGCGGTCAGCGCTGAAGCTCGTAACGAAGATGTTGGGGTTCGTTGTCGCAGCGCCACCGAGCGTCATGGTCGGCAAGATCTCCGCATAGGTGTCCATGCGGTAGAGCCGAACCTTGACCCAGGTGGCGGAGTTAGCCAGGTCGACCGTAACGCCGGTGCGGTCGTCGGTGAAGTAGCTAAAGTCGCCCTGGTACTGCCACGTCGTCTCGACCGAGATGTTTCCGGTCGCGGCGGTCTGCGCACCAGCGCCCGTGACGTTGGGGTCGGTAATCCGCTGGTTG